GCTGGTGGTGGTGGCGGTGGATATGAGCGTGGCGCTGGCGGTGGTGCGGGTGGTTTGCTTGCATCTTCGGCATCTATTGACACAAACTCTATTTACACAATTACCGTTGGCGCTGGCGGCGCTGGCGTTTCAAGCTATGTCACAGCTTCTAACGGTTCAAATTCTGCATTTGGTTCTATTTCAGTATCAACCGGCGGTGGTGGCGCTGCGTCAGGTGATGGTATTACTGTTGGACGAACAGCCGCCTCTGGAGGTTCTGGTGGTGGTGGAGGTTATGGCAATCCCGGCCCTACAACTAGTTTTGGTGCGGCTGGAACATCAGGTCAAGGTAACGCTGGTGGCAATGGTGTTACATACGCAACTGGAGCGGCAGGAGGCGGTGGTGCTGGCGCTGTAGGCAATAATTCTGTAGCAGGAGGCGGTGGTGCTGGAGGTGCTGGTTCAGCTTCATCTATATCTGGTTCTTCAGTCACTTATGCTGGTGGCGGTGGCGGTGGTGCGGATGGCGGGGCAGGCAAAGCGGGTGGTGCAGGCGGCTCTGGTGGTGGTGGCGCAGGAGCGGCTTCCGGCACTGGCACAGCGGGCACAGCAAACCTTGGCGGCGGTGGCTTACGCTGGCTCACAAGTGTTTTCTGGCGGCACAGTCACATCAAGTGGAGGCAACACCATCCACACATTTAATTCTTCTGGCTCTCTCATTCCGCTTGTTGCAGTGACATATTTGGTTGTTGCTGGTGGTGGTGGTGGTGGTACTGACTTTGCTGGCGGTGGCGGTGCAGGAGGACTTTTAACCAGCACAGCAAACCTTTCTGTTGGGACAACATACACGGTAACAGTGGGTGCGGGTGGTGCGGCTGTCACTATAGGTTCTAATTCTGTATTTAGCTCATTCACTGCCACCGGTGGTGGTAAGGGCGGGGGTAATAACGGCGCTGGTGCATCTGGTGGTGCTGGTGGTTCAGGGGGTGGAGCGGCTGGTGCTAACGCTGGCGGCAGTGCTGGCGCTGGAACATCTGGTCAAGGTTTTGCTGGTGGTACTTCAGCCGCCGTTGGTACGGCTGGCGGTGGTGGTGGTGGTGGCGCAAGCGCAGTAGGCTCTAATGGAGTTTCTAATGTTGGTGGTACAGGTGGCGCAGGTACGGCTTCATCAATTACAGGCTCATCAATTACTTACGGCGGTGGCGGTGGTGGTGGCAGTCAGGTCACAGGCGGTGCGGGTGGTGCGGGAGGCGGTGGCGCAGGAGCATCTTCTGGTGCTGGCACAGCGGGTACTGCCAACCTTGGCGGTGGTGGTGGAGGCGGTGCGGGTGCTGGTGGCGCAGGGGGAGCAGGAGGGTCTGGTGTTGTTATTCTTTCTATCCCAACAACTAGATACTCAGGCACATCCACTGGAAGCCCAACGGTCACAACAAGCGGCTCAAACACTATCTTAAAATTCAACGCTTCTGGTTCATACACGGCATAAGGAGAAACAAATGTCACACTTCGCAAAAGTAGAAAACGGAATAGTAGTCAACGTCATTGTTGCCGAACAAGATGTCATTGACTCTGGCATTTTTGGGCATGGATGGGTTCAAACCTCATACAACACGCATGGCGGTGTTCACGCTAATGGCAACACGCCTTTGCGTAAGAACTACGCTGGTATTGGCTACACCTATGACGAGCAAAGAGATGCGTTCATACCGCCACAACCGTATCCATCTTGGATTATGAGTGAGGAAACTTGCCTATGGTCTGCGCCTGTTTTGTATCCCGCAGATGGAAAAATGTATAACTGGGACGAGCCAACATTGACTTGGATTGAGTTTGTAGCTGCGGAGTAATCATTGATCCTGTACAAAGATGCCAAAACGTCTTTTGTGGAGGTCAAGAAGACTGTTGATGAGATTGTCTCTGATGCAAAGCAGGTTCGGAGTTTTTGGCAAAAGCTTTTTGGAACAGACCCAGCCACGCCCAAGCCTGTGGCGAAAAAGAAGGAAGCCTACGTTGCCGTTGACGAAACCCAGGTCATGGCGGACATTGTCACTCAGCTTACAAAGCTGTTTAGGCTTGAAGAACAACTAGCAACGCACATACGGGAGGCAGAAGAACAGTCCAGAAACGTCTATGACCCCGGTGCCAACTTGATGGAAGCCGCATTACAGCGAGTCATGGCACAGCAGCAGATGGCGGAACTAATAGTGACAGTCAGGGAAATGATGGTGTACCAATCCCCGCCTGAGATGGGGGCGCTGTACAGCAGAGTGTTTGAGATGCGGGAGATCATCAGCCAGGAGCAGGAGCAGGCAAGGCTAAAACAGGAAACACAGCAGAGGTACAAGCAATGGCAACGGCGGGAGGCAAAAAGAAACCTTCAGGCAAAGTCAACGTACCTGATCGTGACTACCCTCTTCCTCCTTTACCTGTGGTCGTTCCTCCTCCTCGTAAATCGCTGGGGGAAGACATAATGGGCTGGGTTGCTGCAATGGTTTTGATTGGTTTCTTATTGCCGCTGCTTGGTATGTTGTATCTGGATATTCTGGAAGCCAAGCACGAAGTTAAAGCGCAGGTGGAAAAGGTAGAGAAACTCAGGCGAGAGCTTGAACGAAAGGAAAGAGATGATTCCAATAGTAGCGTCCCTCCTCGGTAGTCTAGCTCAAAACGGGTTGGGCTTACTGTCGTCTGCTATCCAAGCCAAAGGCAAAGAGGTAGTAGAGAACGCGCTTGGCGTGAAGATTCCTGACAACCCAACCGCAGAAGATGTATCCAAGCTGCGTGAGTTGCAGTTTGCCCATGAAGAACGTCTTTTGGAATTGGGTATTGAGAAAGCCAAGATGGAGTTGGCTGAACTTCAATTGTTTGCGGATGCCGCCAAGAACGAAGACGACAACGTGTCAGACCGCTGGAAGTCGGACATGAACAGCGATTCTTGGTTGTCCAAGAATATTCGCCCCATGAGCTTGATTGCCATCTTTTCAGGTTACTTCCTGTTCGCCATGATGTCGGCCTTTGGTTATAACGCCAACGAGTCTTATGTATCTTTGCTGGGGCAGTGGGGCATGTTGATAATGGGTGCTTACTTTGGCGGCAGAACCATTGAAAAACTAGCCGAAATGAAAGGCAGGAAATGAGTTTAAGTACCGAACAAGCCGCGTTTTTGCTGGACATGTGCAAGCTAATCCAGTACGCTACAGACCAAGGATTCGTGGTTACCGGCGGGGAACTTGCCCGTACTCCCGAACAGCAAGCCATTTATTTTAAGACGGGGCGTTCCAAGACAATGAATTCCATCCATCTAAAACGATGCGCCATAGACTTAAATTTTTTCAAGAATGGGAAAATCATTTGGGACAAGGGCATCCTTGCGCCGTTGGGCGCTTACTGGGAAACGCTGCACCCTAAAAACCGTTGGGGCGGCAACTTTAAGTCCCTTGTAGACTGCCCTCATTTTGAGCGCAATGTGGGTTAATCATGCCATTAAAAAAAATCGTTCTTCGTCCCGGTGTTAATAGGGAAAATACCCGTTATACCAATGAGAGCCAGAGAAGATTGGCGGTTGGCAACGGTTCAGCTCATCCACCTTTGTGGGAGTCTGTCGGTCCTTGTGGAATTGGGTGACGCTGAATTATCAAAACCTGATTGGTGTGGGTACCAACCTCAAGTTTTACATTGAAAACGGCGGTGTCTATAACGACATCACCCCGTTGCGGGTTACAAATGCATTGGGTGCAAGTCCATTTTCCACTCAAATCAACTCTACCACTGTTACAGTCACTGACGCTGCTGGTGGATTTTTGACAGGTGATTTTGTTACATTTTCTAATGCCACCACTGTTGCTGGACTTGATCTAAATGGCGAGTATCAGTTAACACTTGCCAGCTCAACCACCTACACAATAACCGCGTCTAGTCAGGCAAGTGCAACAACAACCGGTGGTGGATCAGGTGTTTTGGCTGCCTATCAGATTCATGTGGGTGCCGAGTATGCCGTTCCTTTGTCTGGATGGGGAGCTGGCGCTTGGGGCTCTGGTACTTGGGGTGTAGGCACAACAACGGCCAATCCATTGCGACTGTGGACCCAATACAACTTTGGAGAAGATTTAATATTTGGCTACCAAGGTGGGCCTATCTATTATTGGAATGCCACATATGGCGTGGTGCCCAGCACAATGACTGTAACAATAGCCAGTCCGGGTGTTCTTACCTTGGGTATAAACCCAACCAACGGTGATGCGGTTGTCTTTCAAACCACTGGTACTTTACCAACCGGAATCACTGCCGGTACGGTTTATTACGTCATCAACGCCAGTGGAGTAACCTGCAACATCTCAGCCACCTATGGCGGTGTTGCTATCAATACTTCTGTCTCGCAGTCTGGTGTTCACCAACTGTCGGTAAGAGGTATACCTTTGACCAGTCTGGGCGGCGCCAACGGGGTTCCTATCATTCAAAACCTGGTGTTTGTGTCTGATGCCAGCCGGTTTGTATTTGCCTTTGGGTGTAATGCCTACGGGTCGACCACACAAGACCCAATGCAGATTAGGTGGTCAGATCAGGAATCACTGACGGACTGGGCGCCTTCAGCAACAAATCAGGCTGGTGATCTGCGCTTGTCTCATGGTTCAAAAATTGTTTCAGTAGCCCAATCTAGGCAAGAGGTTTTAGTTTGGACCGATTCAAGCCTGTACTCCTTGCAGTACGTTGGCGCGCCATTGGTCTGGTCTTCTCAGTTGGTAGGTGACAATATCTCAATTGCTGGCGAGAATGCGGTAGCTTATGCAAACGGCGTGTCTTACTGGATGGGCGTGGATAAGTTCTACAAGTATGATGGCCGCACCCAGACGCTCAACTGCGATCTCAAAAAGTTTATTTACGGTGATATCAACCTTTTCCAAAAAGACCAGTTCTTTGCCAGTACCAATGAGGGCTTTAACGAAATTTGGTTCTTCTACTGCTCAAGCGGTTCAAACATGATTGATCGTTATGCTGTGTATAACTACTTTGAGAATCAAGGTAATGGCGCTTGGTATTACGGCACTATGGTTCGCACGGCGTGGCTTGACAGCGGCCTGAGAGACTACCCTGTGGCTGCCACATACAATGGATCCACTGGCAACTTAGTGAACCATGAATTTGGCGTGGATGACAATGCCACAGGCACCACATTGCCAATTGAGGCTTATATTACCTCTGCCGAGTTTGACTTGGATGATGGGCATAACTTTTCATTTGTCTGGCGAGTTTTGCCCGACATCACTTTTGCCGGATCAGAGGCGGCATCGCCAACAGCAACCATGTACTTACTGCCGATGCAAAACTCGGGTTCTGGATATAACAGTCCAGCGTCAGTTGGTGGCATCAGTAATGCTCTAATTACCCGTACTGCCGTACTGCCAATTGAAGAATTTACTGGCCAGATTAATACAAGGGTGCGTGGGCGACAAATGGCCATGAAGATAGAGTCGACTGCGATTGGCGTCCAGTGGCAGCTTGGCTCTCCGCGACTGGATATTCGCTCGGACGGACGACGATAATGACTTTGATTGTTACTACAACATCAGAGCTTCAACGCATTGCCCCGCCCGCATTGCCGCAAGCCTCAGAGGAATACAGCCGCCCATATCAAGATCAACTAAACAACGTAATTCGCCTGTATTTAAACAGGATTAATACCCTAGTTGGCCAGCTTGAAACGAATGGAACAATACTTCCTGCCCTTACTGTTTACACCGTAGCCACTCTACCAAGTGCTGCCACTTCTGGAATTGGCGCCAGATCATTTGTCTCTGACGCTCTAGCTCCGGTGTTTGGATCAAC